ATGGCTACTTTAAAATTGACACTTTTCAAGGCCAAGGCTCTCAAGGATGGGAGGCACAAGGTCAGGGTGGCGGTCTGCCACAAGAGAGAGACTTGTTATATCGTGACGAACGTGATATTAGATAGCGAGTCCCAGTTTAAGAACGGTCAAGTCGTAAAGAGACCGGACGCTTCTTTTATAAACAAAAGATTGAGGAATATGCTTAATGAGTATCAAGACAAGCTTGACTCGATTAAGAACCAATCGTTATATACATGCGTGCAGATAAAGGGAATGTTGGTTAATTCAGCAGGGGATAACGATATCTCTACGTTCAAGGATGTAAGCTCATCCTATGAAAGGGAGTTGATCGATAATGGGAGTATCGGGTACTCAAAGCTGATCGAGCGGAATTGCAGGTATTTTACCGAGTTCGTGAAAGGGGATATATTCCTTTCCGATATCACTCCAGAACTGATAGAAGGTTATTCTAGGTTCTTGAGGAATAAAAAGGGAATTGGGGAGGCCACGAACTCCATGATGATGAGACATACCAAGACTATAATCAATAAGGGTATAAAAAGAAGGCTTGTGAAATATGATGTCCATCCTTTCGTAAACTTCCAGATATCGACCTCTCCCGTACGTGAGGTCGACATATCTTTCGAGTCATTTAATCGTTTGCGAATGGCCGATCCTTCGGAGCGTCGATTAAAGGTGGCGCACGATCTGTTTTGCTTGTCGTTTTATCTTGGAGGTATCAATCTTATAGATCTACTCGGCATTGATTTCCGTGGAATCGATACGCTGGAATATGTAAGGACTAAATCTAGGAATATGACGAGGGGAGGCAATAAGATCGTGTTCTCTATACCAGACCAAGCGAGAGATATTATAGATAGATGGATGGATAAGAGGACTGGCAAGTTGGATTTCGGATATAAGTTTTCCTATCCTAATTTCTCTAGGTATCTTTCTCGTTCGCTATCCAAATTGGCGCAGTCGTTAGGGATAACGGAAAAAGTGGTGTATTATTCCGCTCGTAAATCTTTCGCTCAATACGCTTCCGAGATAGGAATCCCGGATGGGGTCATAGATTATTGTTTAGGGCATTCAGATAAGTCGAAAGGCGTGATACGTTATTATACTAAGGTAAAAAAATTTCAAGCGGACATGGCGATATCAAGGGTAATTGACTACGTTAACAATCCGGATCGTTACCGGGATTATGTGGAGATGAGAAGGGATATAATGATGATGCGTGGGTAATATGTTTTTTATCATTAATGCTAAATAATATGTGAATATGATAAACTTTCATAAGCCGACAAAGGTTATAGGAATGGGCATTATAGCAACAGTATTACTTATCGTGCGACAAGAGACTATAGCGTTAACCTTGAGTATAAATTGTGCATGTCTTAAAAAATTATCAATAATAAAACGTAAATGTTATGGAAAAGAGCGATCGTCTTGTAGAATTGCTAGAGATTTTGAAAAGGGCTGAATGTATATTTGTTGAACAATGGAAAATCTTATATAAAGAGGATGAGATTGACATGGAAGATATTTTCAGCATATTCTATAAAGGTAGTAATGATTGTGAAATTCAAGTTAAAAAATTGATAATTAAAAATATAGATAGTGTAGTATGTAATAGGGTGGAGACTGCATGATAATTCGAGTTATAGAAAAGGAAAAATGGACCAATAAAAAACGCCCGTGTCAGAAAAAACACGGGCGTTATACTTTTTGGATGCGACAAACAGGACTATTTTGTTCTTTCGACCAAAATCTTTGAAATTCGAACTTGCAGTTGCTGCAACTCGATATTATTCAGTTCTTCCAAATCAATGTTCGCTATTTTTACTTTCCGATTTTCGTCAAAGGAATTTTTCTTCTCCTCATGAAGAGCGGTTACTAACTCGTCTATTTGACCCTTGATCTTTTGAGCCTTTAGCTCATAATTGATAGTTCTTGCCATAATATAGTTTTTTAATGTTATTTATTTGTGAAATCAAGCTTATAGCCTAGTGCATCACCTATCTTGGATAATAGGTCAACGCCTGTACTGTACTTGCCTAGTTCTATTCGGGCGATATTACCCGGGGCTATACCGGTCAATTCGGATAGCCGATATTGTGATATCCCGGCCTCCATGCGGAGCTGGGCTATCCGCTTGCCTATTCGCTCCCGGTCATTCATCTTGGGGGCCCTCCCAATCGCAGTAATTGCAGTACCATACTGCGCATTTTTTCATTATCCCTAATAACATTTCCCGGTCTTCCACAGGATCAAGAGTACAGCTATGATGCAAGGCCATCAACAGCCTCTCGGTTCTTGATCCTTCGTTCTTGAATTTAAATGTCAATACATTCGGATTAAGCCCTATTGCGTCAAAGTCCCTGTCAAACACCTCGAAAACGGAAGCCGAGCGTACATGCTCGATGATTGTCCGATCTCCCAATAAGTTCCCTTCATGAGAGTGGGCATCCCAAAATACCCACTCCGGTAGATTAAGTTCTATTTGTTTCATAAATTGTTGTAGGCCTCTACTATTTTTAAATAACAATGCCGACGGGCATCATTATGTTTTTCTTCGTTTGAATCGTCATTGATCCAATCCCAAGCCTCTGAATCCGTGGTACGAACCTTTATGTTTTGCCCCCTGTAACGTGCCTCAATCACATATTGACCATAACCGTTACCTCTTCTCATCTCAAAATTAACTTTTCTGAAAGTTGCCATGTCTTTTCGCCGCTTATAGGTTGCCGCCCTTTCTATTGTTATTTCTGTATTGCAAATATACTATCAAATTTGATAGCATGCAAGTTTTTCAATGATTATTTTTTATGCTCTATGGCATATTTTCTTTCTCTTTTTCCTCCAGCACTTTTTTAAGCTGATATAGGCTCAAAATATCATACTCAAATGTCGGATTGTCCCAATTTTTTCGGACAGAGTTCGTTTGGACAGAGATAAATTTTCGTAAGTCAAAGATATATTGACATTGTGACAGTCTTATCTCGTTAAATGTAATCTCGTAGTTATCAAACCACGCAAGCAGTTTTTTTAGTTCCTCGTTCATGATATAAATGATTAACCCCGCGAATATACCCAATTTAACCTTGCGATTTTAGGATATAAATAATTTTGTCTATATTTGCTTCAAGTTTGTGACTTGTATTATTGATTGGATATTATGTTTAACAATATAATATAGGTCACTTATGGATTTTTATAACAACTCATCTCAAAGGCAACAAGTGGACGTTTACTGTCCTGTCCATCATAATTGGATTGGCCACTATGATTATGGCTCCAAGGGGGTCTATTATTGCTGGTGCAAGAAATGCAAGAAAGAAATCAAAATCGTTATGGGAAAATGAAGAGGTTAACACAAAAACAAGAGAATTTCTGTAATTATTATATCGAGTGCGGCGGAAACGCTTCCGAGGCGTACAGGCGTGCCTACTCTTGCGATAAATGGAAGGATAAGTCCGTATGGGAGAAGGCTTCGGCTTTATTGGATGATGTCAAGGTTCAGTCAAGGGTAAGGGAACTGCAAGAGGAGCAGAAAGTTAAATCTGATATAACCAAGGAGAAATTACTGGGCGAGTTAGGTAACATAGCGTTCTCGTCCATAGCCCACCTTCATAATACATGGATAGAACGCAAGGAGTTCGAGAATCTTACGGACAAGGAGAAGTCGGCTATCAAGAGCATATCTACTAAAATCCTTAAGAAAAATATAGGGACGAGCGATGACCCGGAGATCATTGACGTGGAATATGTCAAGATAGAGATGCACGATAAGCTGAAAGCCATAGAACGTATCTGCAAGATGCTTGGCTTTGACGCTCCAACCGTTGTAGACCTTGGCAAATCGCTGATCGGAATAGATACCGGAATAGATGATTAGTGTTCTATTTTTAAATAAATGGCTATGTTTGTTAGAAAAAATACGAGGTTTATAATTTTATAATTGTTCTATATTTAATATTTTGGGAGCTGAGACGGATAACAGGAGGATAATAAGCTACAAGAGGTTCAATCCGAACTTTCACCATTTGAAGCTGGCGTTGGGGAATGACGATATAAGGTTCATCTTCATGTACGGGGGATCGTCTTCCGCCAAGTCTTTCTCAGCGGCCCAAGCCTTCCTGTTGGAATGTATATCCAAGGGCTATAACACGATTGTCTTTAGGAAGACCGGAGCAACCATAGCGGACAGTATCTACAAGACGTTCCAAGAGGCGGCTAAATCATTGCATATAGATACTTTTTTCAAATTCCAAGAAAATCTTATAAGGTGTTTCAACGGTTCCTATATCCGGTTCAAAGGGCTGGACGATCCGGAGAAGATCAAGGGTCTCGAATCTTATCAGTACGTGTTTTGCGAGGAGATATCCGAGTTCGATGAATCCGACTTGAAACAGATAAGGAAGCGTCTCCGTGGTCGCAAGGGACAGAAGATCGTAGCTCTATTTAACCCGATATCGGAGGATCATTGGATCAAGAAAAAGATATTTGATACCGAGACATTGACCGAGGTGGACAATCATCTGTACGGGAAGCTCAAGGATAGCGTAACGGGTAAGATACTGCCAAAGGAATATTCCGAGGTAGGGAGGAAATGGGTCAATTCCGAGCGGACCATATACAACCCAAGAAAAAAGACTTACGAGACGCACCGCCCGGATATGGTTATCATCAAGTCCACCTATCTTAATAATTTCTGGGTCGTAGGGTCTCCTGATGGCACGTATGGCTTTTATGACGCTCAGACGATAGCGGATTTCGAGAGGGACAAGGAAAGGGATTACGCTTATTATCTGATATACGCCTTGGGCGAGTGGGGGACGATAAGGACGGGTGGCGAGTTCTTCCACGCCTTCAACCCCGCCAAGCATAAGGGCAAGTGCCCATATGTCAAGGCTCCCGTGCATATATCGATAGATAACAACGTCCTGCCTTATATCTCCATCTCTTTTTGGCAGGTTGAGACCGGGGATATAACGAGGATAAGGCAAATTCACGAGGAAACCCCGTCCGATCCGTTCAACACGGTCACCAAGGCCGCCGAGATCGCCGTTGAATATCTGGAGGGGATAGGGCATGATGATATGGTCTATCTTTATGGGGATGTATCGACCAAGGCCGGAAATACGATAGATGACGATAAGAGGTCTTTTTTCGATAAGTTCAAGGAGGGTATAGACAAGAGATTCCGCAGCGAGGACAGGTTGCCTAGATCGAACCCATCCGTATCCATGACCGGGGAGTTTATCAACGCGATATATTCCGGAGATATAAAAGACGTGTCCATCATGATAGACGAGAGCTGCGAGACATCGGTAAACGATTATATAACGGTTAAGAAGGATGTAAACGGGGCTATGCTCAAGCAGAGGGTAAAGGACAAGATTACGGGTCAGTCCTACGAGAAGGCCGGTCACCTTAGCGATACCAAGCGTTATTTTGTCACGGAGATATTAAAGGATAGGTATACGTCTTTCTCGCTAAGGAGAAGGCACAATAAAAATAAGGAGGAGGATATGAGATATTACGATCACGTAAAATTGGATATATCGAACGCCATGAGGATGGTCTATGTGGCAGTCAATCCTGACGGGCTTGCGGGTATGGCAAAGGTGGCGTTGATGAACGGGAAGGCGTACGTTCTGGATGCCTCGTTGAGGGATATCACGGAGGCTGGAGTTCTAAAGGATTTCTTGCGCCCTATAGGATGGGGGGATGTCGTGTTTGAGAGCGACAAGGCTTATTTCCCTGTAGCTAGGGATATAAGGGAGAGCGGGGAGTGCGATATAAGGATAAGGAAGAGGGCTTCCGATGCAAGATTGAGGATATCCGCCCATTCGGAGACCGTGAGAGATCGATTTTATTTTCTCGACAATTACGAGGAGAAGGATGATTATCTGTCGTTTGTCGAGAATATGCTAGATTATGGGGGCAAGGATGGAGGGGAGTCGCTGTGTTGCCTATCCGCTATAGCGGAGATTTTGGTACGAAACAATATTTAAAACGAATATATTATGGGTTTGTTTGATTTTTTCAGGAAAGAGGATAAGGTGGCGAATGTGCCCGATCGTCCTACAAGGTCGAGAGGACTCGTGGATTTGTCCGGTTATCTGGGGGTGTTCAGCCCCTATACCTGTTCCGGGAATTTTATCGAGGCTTTCGAGACCATGGGAGAGGTCTTTTTCCCCGTGGATTTCTTGGCTAGCAGGATAGCGGGCGGCAATTATCAATTAAAATTGGCGAAGGATGATTCCGTGGTGTTCAATAACGAGGAGATGAACCGTTTTTTTAGCAATCCTAACCCTTTATTCTCGTTCGAGGATTTGGTTAAGATGTTTTTTGTCTATAAGTATGTGACAGGTAATGGATTCTGGCAGGCCTCCCTGTCTGTAGGGGGGATAAAGCCTAAGGAGCTATGGAAATGGTGCGATACCTATTGGGTCTTGCCAAGTGATCAGGTCGTGATAAACAGCCCGATGTCCATTCCCTTGTTCCAGCCGTCAACAAAGGAGGATATAATCAACAGCTATCGTATTTCCACCAGCTCGGGACTTATGGATATAGACCCGTCTCTGGTCATCCACTATAAGGATATAAATATGAGATTGAATAGCTCATACCTAAAGGGACGTAGCAGGTTGGAGACCCAACGTTATCCTATCGCCAACTTGGTCGCCGTGTACGAGGCAAGGAATGTCATATACGTTAAAAGGGGGGCCTTGGGATTGCTGATAAGCAAGAAATATGACGCTGATGGTTCCCTTCCTCTCACCGACAAGGAGAAGAGAAACATAAGGAAGGAGTGGAACGACAATTATGGCTTGACTAATGACAGGTCCCAAATGAGCATAGTGGATGTCCCTACGGAGTTCGTGAGGATAAATATGTCCATCCAAGAACTTATGCCTTTCGAGGAGACTTTGGCGGACGCTATACAGATAGCCGGTATATATGGTATACCTTCAGTGCTGATTCCACGCAAGGATATGGCCAAGTACGACAATCAGGATATCGCCGAGATATCCGTTTATTCCAATATCGTTATTCCTGAGGCCCGGAAATTCTGCCGATCGATGACCTCCTTTCTTGGCCTTGATAAGTCCGGCATGTATATAGACGTGGATTTTAGTGGCGTAAGCGTATTGCAAGTACGTGATAAGGATATGGTAGAGAAGAGGCGTATCGTATCGGAGAAATGCCAGAAGGAATTCATGGGAGGCGTATTGACGTTGAATGACTGGAGAGCGCAGATAGGGGAGAGCAAGGTAGGGAACCCCTTGTATGACAAGTTGGTTTACGATATGTCTACCGAGGAATTGGCCTTGGTCAAGGAGATCATATCCTTAGCTAGGTCTGGCGGTCCATCAAGGAGCGTCTCATCCTCTTCTGGAGGGACTTCTGATAACAAAAAACCGTCCGACGAGGGCGATGACGATAGGAGTGATGTTGATGATGATAAAAAATGATTCTATAGTTTTGCTTTTTAATATATTAACCCTATATTTGTAGGACATAACAAATAAAGAAATTAGAGCCTAAGAGCCATACCCGGCGGGAGTCGTATCCTGCGGGGTATGGCTCTTTTGGCGTTTATAGGCGTATGATAAACGTGAGCAAGATATCACCGTTGCTTTTTGACGTGGGCTATAACGGCATCGAGATGGAGCGTGAGTATATACAACGCTTCTCTAATGTCGATAATGTAACTGTGCAATGCGTAGTATCCCCTTCCACCACTTTGTCAATGAAGCTGCAAGACCTCTGTTCTGGTGTGATATCTACGTTATCGCCGGTGTCGCATAATATCAATGACTCTAACAAATTGCTTGAGTTTATCATCCCGCCCGGCAATAGTGTGTATCGTGCGACAATTACCGGAAGCGGCGATCATTCAAGCAGCGTGCCATTCCGTTTCTGCGGCCAAGACGAGCTATCGGATATGGTTAAGATGTCATATACAAACCGAGATAATATAACATCGTTCGGGGCCGTGTTCAAGGTCGGTAGTTCCCAAAGGGTGTTCAGCCTGTGGATAGAGGGGGGATTCAAGTCGGACGGGCATTCATTAAACGTTAGCAACGAGCAATTTAGGACACAGGGACAAGAGATCATAGAGCTTTACGCCGTACCGTATCAGGTGGACACGATCACGATAGGGGATAACGAGGGTGTACCTTTCGAGATGGCCCGCTTGATCAATAACATATTTTGCCTTTCGGACGTGAGAATAAACGGCGTTAGGTATGTCCGTAGTGAGTCTAGCGTGCCCGAGAGACAGGTGATAGCTGAGAGATATCCGCTGTTTAATTACACGATGAATATAGAGAATGCCGAGAACGTATCTTATAATGGGTTCACAGAGCAGGATGATGGGTCATGGGTGACAGGAACGATAAGTGTTAATGTCGATAACGCCAAGGATGGTCAGGTCTTGGTGTATGATGATTCTGTTGGAGCGTTTGTTAATCAATCAAATTTGGATTCGTTATGAGCAAGAAGAAATTAACCAAGCATATATGGTACGGGTCTGATACCGTAAACGAGAACGGCGAGTTGCAGGCGGCTCCTCCCCCAAAAGCCGTGGATGACGGAACGGAGGAATGGCATCTGTCAGGCATAACCAGAGGCGAGCTTTACCTTAACGATTATGAGGAAGATCCCTCCTTGTTTGTCTTATGCAGGGATGGTAAAATCAGAAAGATAAGCGGAGGGGGAAACGGGAATAAAGCCCCTTTATATTGGAAACTTGTTGACAAGGACAGCGACGGCAATCCCCTTCCTGAGGACAAGTGGTACATCCTCACGGATTACCACGCCAAATCGGTAGGGGACGTTGTCGCTTACGCTACAGGTTCCGGCGACATAGTCCTTCCCATAGCCGGCAACGGGGTATTGGGGGCGATAAAGCTCCCGTCCGATGGTGATAGCGCGCTTGTCATAGACAGAGACGGCACCTTGCGTATCAATGAGGGTATGATTGGTGGCAAGGGTAAGATCTATTACGCTGGAGCGGGCTTGCAATTATTGAACCAACCTAACACGGAGGACACGCAGAACCAGTTCGCCGTGAAGTTCGGCAACGCTAAAGGCACTGTACTGGAAGGAGACAAGCTATACGCCGCTACGTGGTGGGGGCAGAAACTTAACTCCAACGGGATAGCTACAGGAGCGATGACAGGCGTGCCGAGCATCAACGGCCTCATACACCTTAACAGCGACAAGACATTTGACGTGGCCAAGGATAAATCGGCGCAATGGGTCCGTTTCTCGGGCGGGAACTCGATTAACGGGATGACAGGCACGAACGCTGTGCTGTCCAACCTGTATCTCAATTATAAGGACGCTAGCCATTATGTCAAGATTGACGCTAATGACAACGTTCTGGCTACCGGTGATATCGTTGCCTACGCTACCGGTAATTATGATATCGTAAGCCCTATAGCCGGTACCGGGGCGTTAGGCATGGTCAAGGTTGGGAGCGGTCTTAATATAGCTACAGATGGAACGCTGAGCGTGGCGGGTGATATCGGTGGTAGCGTGTCCGGCATAACGAAAACAGGAACCGGGAACGCCCTTACGGATGTCGAGTTGACGAACGATAATAAGATTATAGCCTTTACCAAGGGACTCACGTTCTGGCATAAGGATAATGATGGCTCCGGCTCTGGATTGGACGCTGATATGGTAGATGGGTATCACGCTGGGTTTGCAAATAATCAAGTGGCTCTGTACTTTAATTTCCCATCATGGGGCACTTTGATTTCCCAAGGGTTGCTAAGAAGTGATTATGAAAGCGCTGGGCATCCCACTGAGGATTATTTGAAAGCTATATGTAAATGGGCTATTAAGAGTTACGCCAATCGTGGGAAGATAACGCTGCAAGGAATAGCAACTCCTAATTCCAATGGATGGTTTGTGCTATCATTATATAGTAGCGATGGGTATGATGCGACAACACTATTACCTAGATATTGTAGTGGGCAGTTCAATAGTCTTAGTGGAAATTTGCAATTGTTCGGCACGGAGAATCATAAGTGGAGATATTCAGGGGCATTTGTCGGAAACGCCTCAAGCGCCACGAAGCTAATGACGGCCAGAACCATTTGGGGACAAAACTTCAACGGCACCGCTAATGTTAGAGGTAGCATATATGATGTGGACGATATCTATATAAACCGTGATCGTAAGATTATTATGAAAGACACCAATAGCGACGACGTAAATGTTCTTCATTTAAGCAATACTAATAATTTACATATAGGCTATGATCTTGCAACTAAAGGATATAATACTTATATAAATAGCAATGAAATCTATTTTAGAACTTCATCTAGCCTTACAGAAAGAATGAGTATTATATCTAATGGAAACGTTGGTATTGGTACTACAAACCCCGGATTTAAATTAGAAATAAGAGGTGCATCGCCATTGTTAGGATTTAAAGCCGATGGTACGTCAAATGTATCATATACATACATAGAAGGATACCACGCTAATAATGGCACAACATTTAGAATAGTAGAATCAACTTCAACTGATCTATGGTTGCAATACGGTAAAAATGGCGTAGCATCATATAATTTTCATCTAAGCGGGTACTTAAATACGCGTTTGAAGGAATTTAATGTTAATTCAATTGATTCAATATTTAGTGGAAACGTGAAAGCGGGAGGTGATGTAGTCGCTTACGCCACTGGTTCCGGTGACATAATCCTTCCCATAGCTAGTACAAACTCACTTGGTGCCGTGAAGATCGGGTCTGGCATATCTATATCAGCTGACGGAACTATATCAGTATCTGGAACCGGTACTATCGGTGGTATATCAGTTACAGGAAGTGGTAACGTACTTACAAACGCCACGCTTAGCTCTGACAAGAAGATAATAACGTTTACCAAGGATTTAACGGCGTTGACCACTGCTAATTATGCTGCTACGCTCGATGGTAGGTATGTAAAGAAAACCGGGGATACCATGAGCGGAACGTTGACCATAGCATCTAACACGGCTAACAGACAGCTGATACTTAAATCAACTGATAGCACTGAAAAAAATAAAGCGGCTAGCATAAAATTTACAGCAGCGCAAGACGCAACACAAAACGTTATATTAAGACACGAGTATTTTGATACGTTCGTGGCTGGATATGGATTCGCTATAAGCAAGGAGGGTATTTTAGAGGGCAGTGATCCTAATATGTTCCTGTACAACACAGGCCGATATATATCCAAGGTTGCCACGGGAACCAAGCCCATTGACGTGGTATCCACCACACTTTGTAATAACCTTAACGCCGATATGTTGGATGGGTATCATAGGAGTAATTTATATAATACAACAATTGATTGGTATCATACTAGTACTGCTAGGTCTAGGGAAATAACAGTAACAAATGATTATAACACATTCTATCCTGTAGTTTTAGAAGTTGCAGTCACTACCAATGGAGTCCCATATACAGTAGGTATAGGTAAATCGTTAGGTTCAACATCAAACCCTAATTGGGCTGGCAACCATAGCAATAAAACTAGTAGCATGAATTATGTAGGTGTTGGTAGAATAGGCTCTTGGGATGGCAATGCGAACTTTTTTACTACATTATGCAATCTACAACCATATGCCAGTTTATTGAAAAAAGTAGAAGTTCCGGGAAATACCAAATCCATTATCGTGTTTTGGCTAAGAGGGGGAACAGCTACTTATAGAATATATTGCAGTGCTGGAATAAACAGTATAAATACTTACTATGCTAGAACTAATGCTGGAAGTACTTCCGCTGGTTATGAATATTATGTACAGCCTATATCACTGTCAAGTATTAGTAACAATGGGGATTATGCTAAAGATTCCCATATAACAGCATCTATTTTTGAAGGATCATTAATCGGAAATGCTGATACCGCCACGAAGCTTAAGACTGCTCGAACAATTTGGGGACAGTCTTTCAACGGCACAGCTAATGTTAGAGGTAGTATGAGTGACGTGGATCATATTTATATGAACAATAATAATAGCTTTTTCATAAAAGACACCAATGGCAACGATATAAATGTTCTTGTTTTTAATGCCAACAATAGCCTACATATAGGTTATGGGGCGGCGACTAATAATTACTTATCATGTTTAGAAGGAAACATGATTTTATTTAGGACTACTGCTTCTCATACTGAAAGGATGAGGATCTCGGCCGACGGCAATGTCGGAATCGGGACATCATCCCCAGTAGATAGACTGGAAGTTGCAGGGGCTATTACGGCTAATGATATATATCCTAGAAGTAATAATTCTTATAGTGTTGGCTACTCATCAAGAAGGTTCTCAAATGGATATTTTACGCAAGGCATATACGTTGGAAACGCTAATACTAGTGCTAATAGTAATAGCAGTAATTCTTGTGTTGGCAAAGGATACTTGGAATTGAATGCTACCACCCCCTATATCGACTTCCACCACGGTAATAGCACGGCTGATTACACGTCCCGGCTCATAACCACGTCAAGCGACACGCTGAATTGTACGAGTAATTTCACATCTAGCAAAAATATAAGAGCCACTGGTGATGTCGTGGCATATTCCACAGGGAACGCTCCAGCTCCATTTAAATACTGGTATCCATCGGTTGATACGAGCGGTAACCTTAGCTGGGCGAACAGCACGTCAACGACAACGCCTACAACGAGGAACATCCGGGGGCCGCAAGGAGCTACCGGGCCTAAAGGAGCAACAGGAGCGACTGGGCCACAAGGGCCTAAAGGGGCAACAGGAGCGACAGGGCCACAAGGACCTGCAGGGCCTTCGTTCAATGGGGGGAATATAACAAATATGTTAAGTATTCGAAACAGCGGTTACCCAACACTAGAGCTATACCAAAGCACAAGCGTTTATTGGCGTATTTGTGTCAATACGTCAAACAATACTTTTTGCTTCAAAAAATGGGACACGATTGTCAGTTACATAAATGGCTCTGGAGATTATGTAAAAAACTCAGATATGAGGCTTAAAAATCGGATATCTACAGTTAGAGATGTACTTGACAGGATAATGAGACTAGACGTATTCCGATATACATTGAAGTATGATCCGGATAAAACCGTATCTATAGGTTTATCTGCACAGCAGGTTAATAACGAATTCCCCGAGATTGTTAGCAATGACGGTGACTATCTTGGAATATACTATGGTCAGATAGGGCCTATCGCTATTCAAGGTATCAAGGAGTTGTATCGTAATATGATAGATGTGGATAGATTTGTTCGCTCCACAAAGTCATGGATGACCGACAAGGACAAGCGCATAGCGGACCTTGAGGAAGAGGTGAAAGAGTTAAGAGAAGAGTTGAACAATTTAAAAGCTGCATAAGATATGGCTACATTACCAAATAACGATATATCAATAATGTTAGTGCGAAATGCAATAAATTGCCCAAGCACTGATCTTGGTACACTATGTGCCAAGGCAAAATCTGGTGGTAAAGGCGGGTATGCTTTTGAGATAGTAGAAAATGGCTACACACAAGTCCATGGAAGAAATATCATTGATTCTGAAGGTTTACCTTCTTCTTACCCGTATTGGAATATATGGTGCAATAATTCCCCGGGCCAGTGGAAATTGGTTGATAGCCCATCTAAGCCTGTACGCTTTGAGCTAAAAAGAGATTCTTCTAATAAATATATTTTTAGTCTTGGGGGCTTCAGGGGGCACAATACCGATGCTTCAATCCCGATAATGCCAAATATAAAAAAGACGTTTGTACGGCACGGTACGTTGCCTATAAACACAGATATAGAACTCAAAGCCAATCTTGGCGATTATGACTGGTCTAAGATTAGTGGGGTAAATGGGTGCCAACTTTTTGTATATGATGGGAGTTCTATATATTCTAGATCAGAAGTTAAGGCGATAACCCGTAATTCGCTCATGAGTATGGGAAAAATTCCATTGATGATAAATACTACAAGCACATATACTAAAAAATATACTATTAAAATGGCCTTAGGTACTGCCGCTGGTATAGGCACGCCAACGGTTGATTTTAATATGCTTGGGGTATTGCCTGTATTCGGAGAGTTATCTATTACTGTCGCGGATGCTTCTCCAGCATATATAGCTGATGTGTATATAGAAAACTTTGCGCATGCTTTCCGTTTAACCAATGTCATAAATGAAAATCATGTCAACGGTACATACACAGGTCTAGGTGGTATAAGCGCTGATAACAGAAGACTCGTTAGACTAAGATATGAGAAAGTAAGCAACGCTGATAATTCCATATTGGAGACTATAAACGTAACATCTGCTTTTAAGCCTACAGAAAGACCTCCTATGTTATCTGTATATCATGTCGGGGATACGGAGTCTTTTTATTTTGACCAGAATAGGATGTATAACTCACAAGGAACGCATATAGTTGTAACATTTTTTTATGAATAAACATTTTAAAAACTAAAGATTATGACATTACAAGAAGTAAAGACAGAGAGCGTAACAAAAATTATCAATGGTACTGGAGAAACTCTTGATATCAAGGAGAGCCGTGTTACGATAACGAGCGAGAACAAGGTGTCTGAGGCGAACGGACAGGTTTATAACAAGCAGGCCGGTTATATCGGAAGCTATAACTACACCAGATTTGGGGGATTGAGCGTCAATGTAAATGATAGCACATTTACCGTTCTGCAAGTAGGCGGTGAGGTCTTGAAATACATCGACGCTGTCGAGAACCAAGTATCGGTAGTGATGAATTAATTATTTTTCCGGTCGTGTTATTTTGATGCGACCGGGCTTACAAGTTGAATTATAATATAAAAAATAGATCATGAAAAAGAAAGAAGCCATTGAATTGTACAAGGTGTTGAACGGATGCAAGCTGACCGGCATGGTGTCATCCTCGAAGATGACGGTGTTGAACAACCTTAGAAAATTGCGCCCCATATCGGAGACATACGAGGCTGATATAAAGGATGCCATTGAGAAGTTTAAGCCAGAAGGCTTTGACGAGCTGATGAAAAAGGTTCGTGGCCATAATGATTCCGTGAACACGGGCGGTAAGCCCGTGATGTCTGGAGATGAGCTGAGGGACGCGTCCTCGATCATAGAAGGATACAACAAGGAGGTCAATGATTTTGTCGAGAAGATACTGGAGGAGAGCGAGGATGTCGAGATGGAGAAACTGGACAATCTGAATCTGGAGAAATTGCTTGACGCTAACGATATCGAGGCTTCCCGGTTGGAAATAATTTACTCTTATCTGAAATGCGATTAAATGGAATGGGCTAACATCGCACCATGATTGCTGTTTCTCGAAAAAATATATTAAATACAAAATATGTACCGCTACCTCTCCTACATATCAGACCTCGCAAATTGGGCCAAGTCCATCGCCATAGCCGCCGTTGTCACGGCGATGGACTTCGTTTCGCCGATCGAGAATTTCTTGGTGGTGATCCTGTCGCTGGCCTTCATCGATACGTTCTGGGGGTTGGCTGCGGATCACGGGGATTTCCGGAAGAGCAAGTTCATCCGTAGCTGGGTGTACATGTTAGTCTATTTCCTGATCATAATCATCTCGTTCTGGATAGGCGTGATGATGGATATATCGGAGGATAACGCCAAGGCTTTCGTGTCTTGGATCACGTGGGCGATGATATGGTTTTACGGAACCAATGTCTTAAAGAACATGGGCAGGGTATTCCCGGATAACAAGGTGGTAGCCTTCTTGTATTGGGTTGCCGCCGTAAAATTCATTAGTAAGGTCAATTTCTTGGATGAGTTCAATAAGACTAAGGATAGAAAAGGCTCCCCAAATCCAAAAGGATAGGGGAGCTGGTGTGAAATCATCGCTGACCATATTTCTCAATAGGGCAGGAGATAAGTAATAAAGTACACAAATGTAATAAAAAAATAACAATGGCAGAGAAAAAATTACCTAGAGGGTTGAGAAATGCAAACCCGGGAAATATTAGGATCAACAGTGATCTCTTTCAAGGAGAGGTTCGACCAAGCAAGGACAAGTCGTTTAAGCAGTTCGAGACTATGGCCTATGGCTATCGGGCGATCTTCAAGATCCTGTCTAACTATTACCGGAACTATAAGCTGGACACGATCCGCAAGATGATAGGTCGCTGGGCGCCGGAAAACGAGAACGATACGGACGCTTACGTTAAGGCCGTATCAGATTATGCTGGTATCCCGGCTGATGATCCGATAAATGTAAACGATCGTGAGCAGATGATCCGGATCGTGGCAGCGATGAGTCGGATCGAGAATGGGATAGAGGCTGATATGTCGGATGTTATAGCTGGATGGAATTTACTTTAACAATAACAAGACCTAATGCTGTAGAGGTAAGCGTAAAATAAGATGAAAAAATATATTGGAACAAAACAGATTGAAGCAGAACCTATGACAATGGGCGAAGCTTTTGAGAAAGGATTGCTTAAAGCGGGAAGAGTACCTAACGAAAGCGAGAAGTCAAATGCTGGATATCATGTGAAGTATCAAGACGGTTACGAGTCATGGAGTCCAGCAGAGCCATTCGAGAAGGCTTATAAGATCTGTGATACGTTTATGAATCGTCTCCAAATAGAATTGTCCGAATTATCCGATAAACAAGAAAAGCTAGGTAAGTTTTTTGGTACGGATATGTTCAAAGGATTGTCAACGCAAAAGCAAGTATTGCTACGTGCACAATTCGGAGCGATGGAAGCTTATAGGCAAATCCTTATTGAGCGCATCCGTATTGAGGGAATCGCAAAATGAAACCGTGGCAAGCAATATTAATACTAGTGTGCTTGGTAGCCAGTTTCACGGCTGGCTACCATATCCGGGGGGATGTGGCCAGTGATTCGATATCCAAGACCAACGCGTTCACCAAGGTGGATACGATACATGACAGCATCCCGTACCCGGTTTATGAGACACTGGTACGAACAATACCTGAGCCGTTCCCTGTTTATATCACGTTGGACGGTGACACGGTAAAGGAACCTGTATATGTTCCTTTACCCATAACCAGCAAGGAGTACAAGACGGATGATTACCGGCTGTCAATATCCGGCTATAAGCCTAATCTTGATTACATCGAGGTTTATAGAAGGACTGAGTATATAACCAAGACGATCACCCCCCGTAGATGGGGAATAGGTGTTATTGCCGGTTATGGGATCGGGAAACATGGACTATCACCTTACGTTGGATTGGGTGGATTCTGCAGGATTTGGTGAGGCCTCCATGACTCACGTCCGGGAAGCCCCTATTAACTAGTAATAATAATTCGTCATATGAATAACAAGGGTTGACGTTTTTTTGTTCATGGTTAATTTAATATTAGTTTGATGGTGACTTCGTGAGAACGAACCGGAAAGGGAGGATAAAGAAAAAGAATCTTCCCTAAATAATCGGATCAGAAGTTTGATTATTTTTTCATGCCACGCACGACGGGAAGATTCTTATATGTCTTTCTGCCGTGCATTTTTTGTGCCCGGCTTTGATAGTAAAACAAACCACGAAATAAAAAGTTTATGAATAAGGTGGAAATTTTTTACAAAAAAGTGATAGAGGCAGTCTGCAAGGAGTGCGGAACCGATCCGGTAATGATGTTTAGCAACAACAAGGAGAGGAACGTTGACGCTAGGGGAGTGGCTATAACCATACTGGCCGATCGCAAGTTGAGCGACAATATCATATCCGATCTGACGGGAATGACGAGGCAAGCCGTGAACCGGATGCGTAATTTGTATCCGGACAGGATAAGGAGGAGTTACTATCTGAGAAGAACGGTGGAGAGCGTCAAAGAGGAGCTATCCGGTACGGTCTGAGGGTGCGTTATGTTGTAAGACATGTGATTTGTCTATGAAAAAATTTTCATATAACAAAATTTTTTGCGACATTTGCGGCGTAAAAGGTGATTTTGTAGCCTCGTCAAGTAACCAGCCTTGGCAGAGGCTTTGTTGTATACGAAAAGTTTCATTATGGAAATATATATGCCACATGCGGTAAATGATATTAGGATAGGAGAAGCCTTCAATCATCTATTCAGGATAATCCTGAAAATGGAGAATTCCGATGATGATGATTTCATATGGAACTTCCAATATACGGCATTTGTGACTCCATTTTTCTTATTGCCTCTTATGCTTTATAGAGATAAGTGCGGTAAGAATGTGGTTTGCAAGAATATATCGGACAGTGTTAAAAGCTATCTGGACTCTATTCATTTTGAAGGAGGTGTAGTAGCTGACAGTGTTAGTGATTTTCATAATTATATGGAATATTTTTCTATGAAAAAATATATTCCTATAATAAAGTTCCCGGGATGTAAAAGCAAGGATAGCATAAAAAACGATATACTATCTGTAGCAGAGAATATAATGATAAGGCAATTAAATATTGAAGGAGAGTTGAGAAAGGCTTTATCTTATATGCTGACTGAGACGATTGACAATATATCTGAACATTCAGAGAGTGAATTTGGTTATATATTTGCTCAGTATTATCCGTCAAAGAGTTATATAGACATTTGCATAGCGGATAATGGTATAAGTATACTGGGTAGTTATGTTAAGTCTGGCAAGGGAGGTATAACTAACGATGTGGAGGCTTTAAAAAGCGCGGGAAAGGGTATATCGACTAAAAATTTACCAGATACCGAGAATCGTGGTTATGGTATAAGTACTTGCAAGAGAATGTTGTCTAAGGGACTTGGAGGAACATATTTTTTGCTGTCTGGGCAAGCGTTTCATCTTATGTCAGAGGAAGAGACATCATATATAGGACTTCCTGATTATATAAAATGGGATGGAACTATAGTGGCATTAAGGATACCATATAAAGAGGAAAGGATGTTTAATTTTTATGAATATTTAGAATGAAGATCATGGAAAAGACAATTGTGATATCAGAATTGATAAGGGGAGAGCTTCGTTCTAGGACAGAAGCTAAAAAAATCTATATAAGGGCTAAGGATTTGAATAGCCCATGTGTACGTATAGATTTTAAGGATGTATATTTTATGTCTCGATCATTTGCGGATGAGTTATGCAATACAATAGAGGCTTTGGCCTTGGATAAAGTGAGGGTCTCTATGGAGAATGAGAGCGACTCTATAGATCTGATGATGAAAATAGTAAAAGGTAATAGAAATAAACCGAGGAATATGCATGAGGACAGTGAGGTTAAAGAATTTTCGGACATGGATTCATTGTCAGAGTTCCTGTCTACCATATAAAATTATTTCATGCTATATAAAAGAGAATGATATGAAAAATTTAGATGAAAAAATAGCTAAGGAGTATAATGAATTCCTAGAAAGGAATAGTTTTGATAAATACTCAGATAGAAAAAACATATATCTAGTCCAAACACGCTACAATGCATGTATTGGAAACAGCCTTGCATAAATTAGGAGAAGAGCTCCTTTCCATATCATAATAAAGCCTCCCTTAAAAGGTAAAAGCGTCGTCAACACAAATTGGCGGCGCTTTTTTTGTCTCATCCCCTTCCGCAAAGAACTAGCAACAACCTCGCAACAAGCTAGCAAGGAGATATTTATTTAGCAAGGCACTTCTCTGGATTTTTGTGGTGCCGGGATAACCCGGAATAACCATAAAATTCATGATATATGGAAGCAGAGAAAATCATTAAGGAGAAAGAGATCGTCCATGAGGATGAGCACAAGGATTACGCAAGCAAGGGCGTGGGTAACGCCGGCTTGACATTGGGTATCATTGGTACGGCTCTTGGAGCTTGGGCGGTGTCACGTAACCGTGGCGGCTTGTTCGGCGGTGGCTGGGGAGCCGGTATGCCGGAGAACGTTAACATCAACACGACCACAGGAGGCGGTGGTGGTTCCGGGGTAGGCGCTCCGACTGCGTTCATGGCTTGGGAAAAGGGCTGTGAGGAGGCGTTATCGCTTACAAACGCAATGTGGGGATTGAAAGTCTCAGGTATGCAAGCCGATTACGATCACCGCCAGACGGATATCGCCGAGAAATTCGCCTTGTGGAAGTCACAGGTAGACGCTGATTTCGGATTGTACAAGTCACAGGTAGACGCTGATTTTGGTCTATACAAGAACCAAAGAGACCAGTTCGATGTCTTGAAGGCTCAGATCGATGAATTGAGGTGTCAGGTGGCTGTAGGTTCGGCGATTCGTCCTTACCAAGACAAGTTGCTTCAATGCGAGATCGAGAAGGCGTTCACGGCTAGTGTCAATTACACCGATCGTAGAACCAGCCGTATGATCACGGGAGAATTGGTATTGCCAAATACCCCTACGGTAACAGGCTATCCTAGCTACAATCCGTGCTCATGCCCGGCATCCGCTCCGGCACCTACGGCTTAAGGTAAAGTTAGTGGCTTGTGCTCCCTAGGGGGCGCTTGCCGCTTTCCTTTTTTTAACCACTAACAGTATTATCATGCAGACAAATGTTTTTTTAGGGGGGAGTGACCCTGTATTAGGTAGCAACCCTTATAATCCGAATATAAGCGAGATAGAAGCAAACATTCAGCGTCTCCAGCAAGCGCAGCAACAGATGGAGATTCAGAAGCAACGTATGCTTAACCCTTCTGCGCAACAGGCCCAAAGCCGTAATCCGGTGTGGGACGAGATAGATAAGCTCGTTAGCGAGATGTCGGATAGCGAGTTCGAAATGGTCAATAACAATCCGGAGTATCAACAGTCCTACCAGAAGGTAATGGCTATCCTTAACCGTGAATACATGCGCATCATGCGTCCGTTGGTGGAGGAGAGCAAGGACGGAAAGGCCGCCTTGGAGGAATTGTTGGGAATGGCCAAGAAGATAAAGAAATCGGCCTCAGAGGAGGTTAACAAGAACATGGCGTTGTTCGCTGAGTACACGGCCAAATACGCCGATATGCCATACGCCGACTTCCTTAAATTGAAGAATAGCGGAAAAGGAGGTAAAAAATGACACGTGAGGAAGGTATGCTTATCGAATTGATCGATAAGGTCAAGAGACAAGGGTATGCTATCAATACCTTGAGAGAGGAAGTGGAACAATTAAAGAAAGAGTCATATGGAACTAAAGCAACAAGCTCTAGAGCTAAAAAGCAGGCTAATTAACTCGGTGGAGATATGGGCGGAGGAAAGGGTTGACTCTTTCGTCTCCGGTAACACGGCTTTCAAGCCCCTTGGCAAGTATCTGAAAAGAGGTGTCCACAACATCCTCGTGCAAAAGGACAAGGAGATCACCGATAAGGTGGAGGGTTTCATGATGTTCGTCGCTGACGAGAACGGCAATTACGATAAGGAAGAGTTATTCGATGACGCTATGAACGTATTCAAGAGCATGAAACCTTACAAGTTCGAGCAAGGTTTCTTGAAAGGCACGATCGGGGAAGGCTCCATCTTGATAGAGCTTCCAGATAACGGACTCATGAATTTTATCCTTGGTGACACTAACGCTATCCGTATAACGGAAGCGGATTTTCTGGAACTGAAATCAATATTCACAGAATAAAATAAATGACAGGGTATGAGATACAAGGAATTGATGAAGGACTATCATTCGAAAGGGATGGTATCCGAGAAAAAGATGTGGGAGGCCATATGCGAGCTGGACGAGGCTATGGAGTGTCTAAAAGAGAAAGATCCCGACACGTATGACGAGGCCATACGTGATATACATGAGGTTTTTTGCGGTCCTCATTATAATGAGCATTTCGCTAAGATGGACGTGGCGGCAATGCACCATAAAGGCAAGTCGGGGGAGGATAAGGGTGAGCACTGGAACATCCAGCAAGTAACCGCCGTCGCTAAAGGCATGAGCGTACCGGGCAACGCTAACATATGGGATGTGTACGTCGCTCTTAATGCGAACTGGCACGACAAGGAGGTGAAGTTCTCGGAATGGTTTGGTCCGGATGCCGAGAAAAAGATCATCGAGGACGCTGTCAATTTCTACTTCATGGATGATGACGCTCCTGAAGGCAAGGTATGGATTTACATGTGTGCCATGGATGACTAAGAAAACCAAAAATAAAGGACACGCAAAGAAGGAATCCGCAAGACGGGAGATAGACCGCCTCACGGATTCCTTGGATTTCGAGCCTGTCAACTTCTATGAGGTGATGGCTCGGATTAGACACTTGATGTGCCTGTTATGATATCTCTGAAATTAGGCAACTGCAAATAGAACGAGAATCTGCTTAACGGTCTCCATCGTTCAAGCAATGATCGGTTACACTCATTCCATCCATCTTTTCCGAAGCGGATATCCAAGGCATTAGTTATCTTACGCACGATAGACTGGATGTATGGTACATTTGCCCTGTTCCCAATAGAAGGGGTATAAATACATATTTTGTATATTCCTCCATTAATACAATCCCAGCTTCCCCTATAAAAAGTGATATGGGCTTTGTCTAGTATTGCCTCGTCTGACAAGCTTATAAATCCGTTGTAACATCCGACATACCTAGCTTCGAATACTTTTAACCCAGTGGACGAGCGAAGAAGCTTTTTCAATTCTCTCTCGTCCCGGACAATTTGGCTTATTCCCATAAATAGCTATTTTAATTGTCGACTTTCCGTATTACTAAAGAGTTGAACGTGTTCAACTGATATTTAAGACCATTAGATAGATCCTCGCACATGTAGCATTGTTGATCGTTGGAATAATATACCTTGAAATCATGGGCCATGCCATTGATACGTATGATATCGTTCTCCATGACATCGTCCCCATCCTCGTATTTCTTTCCGGTAGGGTGTGATCGTCTTGCCATTATCAATGTAAGAGATACTGGGGCGTCTTCCCACGTTAAGTATTTACCTGTTAATTTATAAATACTGCCTTTTGGAAGTACGATCGCCGAGTTGTGATCCTCGACGGAAAAATATTCCTCGTCATGCGCCGATCTCTCGTCCGTCCATACCTCTCCTTGCCGCACGGGGAAGTTATCAAGGATAACCTCGTCACCATTCTTGTTTACGGCCAAGAACACTATCGTTTGCTTGCCTAACTTCATGACATATTATAGTTTACTTATTCCTCGATTTGATTGGCTCATCAAGTATTTTTATCGACAATAGCGGATCTTTCTCCGTTAAAGTGTTCCTTAATTTTCATCATTATGAAGTCGAAGTGATTTCTAAATTCTTTGGTATGAGTAAACACGGGAAAATCTATATCAGACAAGTTCATATTTACAATATCGCTCATACACTTTACATGCTCGGAATGAGCCTTATTATAACCGATCCTATAAGCATCCATAACCAACCTTCTGACATCCATCCGGTCTATTGATTCTGGCTGTGGATCACACACCTTTTTTGAATGTTCAATCGCTAGCATTGTAACTTTTTTCTTTTTCATGTTCATATCTTCTTAAAATTGAATTTCTAATTGTTTTTTATTAGCCAAATAGATGGCTTTGCTTACTCCGGAACACCACCAATTAAAGGCATCTTCGGCAGAGTCGAACTCTAAGTACTTTCCGTATAAAGTCCGTAGCTTTTCTATTGTATTGATATATGCTCGACGGTGTAGTGGATACATTCGAAATTCTGAACGTTGGCCTTTACTATTCATAGGGCAACCAATACAACCTATTCTATCCATGATTTTGTAAAGAGGACAAACGGGAATATTTCTCATTTTCAGAAACTCGAAAACTTCCGAAGTTGTCCAGTCGAGAATGATAGAAAGTAAAGGTTTATCGCATCCCAGCTTGCAATCGGAAGTAAACTCTTTACGTTTTGCCCGGCGTGCGCTTTCTTCTTTCCTTATACCGATTACTACAAGTTCATTCAATCCTCTTCGTTCTTTGATTACTTCACAACAGTATCGACGATTCCGGAGGGGTAACATCTTATTTTTAAGAATAAGCTGAAACATCGTTTTTTCCGGATACAGCCAAGTCACATCGGGATAGTTTGACCGGATAAACCGAAGTACTTCCACCGGGTCTACAGACGTTTTGTAGAAATAGGCATTGAACTTCACTCCAGCCATCCGGCAAAGCTCATAGATTACCTGTGAGTCTTTGCCTCCGGAAAAAGCCACATGAAAACCGCTTGGAGAGTATTTCAAAGCAAGTTTTTCATACTTCTGTAGGGTTTCAATGGCCTTATCTATTTTGCTTTGCAACATGATTCAGTTTTTATTAGTTTTACGTTAATCAATTTCTTTGATAAGCTCACTCACCAACCATTCAGGTGGAATAGCTCTTGCTTTACAGAAATTTTCAATATCTTCTCTCTTAATGTCAGACACCTTATGTCCTCGAATGGTAAACTCTCTTTGGGGAACTTCTATTTTCCTCCGATTTGAATATCCATATTTATCTTTATAATCATTCATATTTTCTTAGATGTTAATTCCGTAAGTATTCTTATCCTCTTTTGATACATTATACCAATTTTCTCCGGAGACTATACCATTAATACCTTCACCTTGCAAATCCGATCTATCTTTGATTGTCTCAGAGATAACCTTGATTGTAGGATAGGTCCCGGTGTAAATTGTTGGAACCAGCTTTACTGCTTGAACTTCAAAAATGGAAGGCAATCCTTCACCCAGAAGATTATCCGGAACAACGGCCATTATTATCATTTTCCCTTCTGTAGATTTCTGGCATATCATATTGAAATATTCATTCTTCATGATTTATTTATTATTTGTTACCATTCTATTATTAATCCATAATCCCCACGTAGCCATTCTCCTTGATATACTTTGAATCCTTGTCTCATGAGTTCAAGTTTGCACTCATCTGAGAAGTATACCCAATGCGGGAAAAATATTTTATACTCGTTTCGTTTATTCGCTTCTTTTATAATATTATATATCTGATCTAACGATGGTGAGTTTTTTTCTAATTCTCTAGCTTTCATATATTTTTTTAATTATGAGCCTTCAAGGGAAGGCTCGGTTAATACTATTCCTCAGATCGAGTATAGGCATCCAATGGGTAACACAAATTTTATCACCATTAGTATCATACCATTCATTACATTCTCTGCAATACCAACCCTGTTGTAAGTATTTAAAATAATCAGTACACCAGCAGCCAGTTATTACCAGATCTTCATCATCAGGTAACTTATCTTTTGTGCTTATCCACGGGAATTGCTTTGCCTGCCATTCGGCACCTGCAATAAATCCCTGATAATACGCAGGGAATGCACTACCGCTACTCCTGCTTTCAGCGAAGAGATGAGCCGCTTCTTCTACCGTCTGTCCCATATCAATATTTCTTTCCATGTTTATTCTCCCTTAATTCGTTGTATTTCATTTTCTGCTCGATGTGCCATAGGAGATCTATATACAGTAAATCTGCGTTAAGAAATATAACTACGATCGAAGCCTTGATTACTTCCGCTATATCCCCATCGTTGGTTAGGATAGATGTTAAAAAGAACATCCTCTCAGTAAAAGACATTTCCTTTAAAGCATCATCCCAGTCTTTATATTCCGGCTCTTTTATGAAATCGTAGATATCTTCAAGGCTGATATCTAACGATCCTGCGAGATCCAGCAAGCGGATGCAGGCATCACTAAGCTCATCTTCAACGGTATCTTTAATATTGCTTTTGAAGGCATATATAAATTCTTCATCTTTTGTTTTAGGATCATCCATTAAGATTATCCAATCCTCAAAAACCTTCCTTCTTGCGTATAGACCTTTCCTGTCCGCTTTCACGGCCTCAGAAAGCTCTGTTATCACTAGCATCAGAAGATGTCCATTGCTCAACTCCGTGTCATGAAACCCGTGATCGCATGCGCATTTGTACGCACGGTCACGGAGTGCGTTGAAATCAATCTTGCTCATATTTATTTTCTTTTTTAATTAAACCTATCACATATTCGCATCCTGCTTCAAACCCCTTGTTATATCCCATACTATCACGGCCCTTGAAATAAAAAGAACCTAAGCATAACATAAATCCTATTATCATCAATATGAGTCCTAGGCCGAAGAAGGGTTGGGAAAAAGATATATGGAAAGGCTTAAACTGTATTGTCATTCCGGAGGATAATATGAATATTACTGAAAGCATAATGACTGCGGGTAGTATTGCCTTAATCATTTGATCCTCCTTTCTCTAAAATATCCTTACAAGCCTCGCTATCGCACCTTACCGGTTTTTGATGGAAGGCGCACCAAGCTTCCCCATTTGCGTCTTCATCCTCGATAAGTCGGCAATCGCCGCATTTAACCGCTAGGTATTTATTGTCAAGGTGTCCTTCCTTGATAAGCCACTCGATAGTCTCTATCAATGCTTCAATCGGATCATCATATCTATGTGATGCACGGCCTATCCCGTATTCAATGCTGTATTGATGAACCTTCACCTTATTATCGGCATTATACTTTTTAGCGTTTAATCCTGCGCATAAGTAAAGCGTCCCTAAACTATCAATAGCTGGAGGCATCATGTCTATCAGCTTGGATAGAGACCAAGCTGGATAACGACCAACCATATCTAATAGCCCCGGCTTGTCCATCCATGACTCAATTATCATATCTTGGACGTTATTGCTTGACCAATCGTCGGTTTCCGTTATGCGTTGCAGGTAACAGTCCGCCGTATCCGGTCTCACCCCGGCCTCTAATAGCCGGGATGATTGTTCTTTATTCGTGCAAATTTGATTCATGATTGTTTATTAATTAATTCAAACTCGTAAACTATAACATATGGATTCGATTCCCACGCTCCCTTACCGCTTATCTTGTCTATCAAAGTCCCGTAAGCCTCACGTGGTGATTCTCCCAACTCGTAATACTCAATTCCGTAATATCTTTTGATAACTTTTATCCTTTCTCCATAATAACCATCTTGCAGTACCGTATGCGCCTCGAACTCTCCGGATACTTCGGTTATGCCTTCTTTCAAACAGTCCTCGCCTGATATATCCTGTAATCTCTCAACTTTGATATTAGTAATACGGATATGGTGTTTGCAAGCTTCCGCACGGACAAACATCTTATTGTTCCATCCTTTAGATTCCCCCAAGGTACCCCTAACCACTCTCCAATCTTTAGGGCTTCTGTCAAGAGCATCAGCGTCATATCCGAGTTCTTTATAGCTTTGCGCTATGGCAACCTCTTCTCCGATTTTATACCGAGTATTTTTAGAGTCAAGCAGATAGTCGCTACCGGAATAAATACAAATTCTATTATCCTCGATTTTCGGATATGATTTCTCATCGCTTTCCAGATAAAATATCATCCTGAAATCAAGCTCAAGCCTTCTCGTCTGTGTCTTTCTACCTCCAAGAACTAACTTGGTTAGGTTAAATCGATCATTGAACATTATTTTATTCATGCTTTATCCTCCTTCACCTCTAAAATATTATATCTTGATTGTTTTCTCTTTGGGTTACATTTATCCAAATCCCATAAATATCCATTGATACAACGTGCGTCTGGATAAGATGCACCGAAAAAGGGAAACTCGGGACATTGTTTTATTTTCTCTTCCATATTTATCCCTCCTGTATTATGACATCCCCATCCTTATCCGTGAACACGTCCACTAAATCGTAGTAATATTCCTTATCCGACGTGCGGATCATTACCTCCGCTTCCGGGTCTTGCTCTTGGAGAAGAGCGATTAGTTCTTTATTTCTCATATCAAAACAATGTTTTTTGTATTCTTGATAAAACAAGCCTGTTTGCTTTGTCGTAAAAAATTCTATCTATCTCAAATCCATACGCTTTTCTTCCACATTGAGCTGCGGCCAATAGCGTGCTTCCGCTTCCTGCTACAGGATCGATAACAACGTCGTTTTTATCGGTGAAAATCTCTATCAGTCTGCGAAGTAGCGGCACAGGCTTCTGTGTAGGATGAATCTTAGGCGTATCGTTGTCTACCGCCCAGTCAAAACAATTGAAAATCATCCTTCCATCATTGTTGAATTTAGGCAGCTTCTCCCGGTACAACAAGAGACCGTATTCACAATTCCCAACTACTTTCATATTTGCTTTCAATACTTGCGCCGAGAAATTCTTCCGGAAAACGAGCGGGATATATTTCATAAGCCCGTATTTCCTAGCTAATTCGATAAACATGAATTGTTGCTCGTACTCACAGAACAATATCATGCAGGGAGAACAACCTTGCTTTTTAGGTTCTTTCATTAACATGTCGCTACAAAAATGCATAAACTCGGCCGGTCTAAACTCGTTTTCTGAATTGAAGAATTTCTTTCCCGCAAGCTCACTTTCTCCATTTTTGTTGTCTCCATCCTTGTACCATGACGGATTGCTAGCATAAGCGTTTTTCCCAAGATTGTAAGGCACATCTGCTATTATAAGCTGTGCCTTTGGTATTTGATATGTTTTAAAATTCTGGAAAGAATCCCTGAATAATTCTACATCTTTCATTATTGATAGTTTTTTATTTATCCCGCCCTGTCGAAAGCCTTCTCAAAGACCTCCGGCCTTAGCAAGGCGTTGCTTATCGCCGTGAACGCCTTCACGATCCCGGGCTGCTCATTTAAGTTTATTCTCACGTCCTTCCCGGTGACCTCGCTTGATAACCGGTCACTTAGGAACTCTACCCTGCCCAAATCTAGATAGGACAGGGGATTGTACGCCAACGGGACGATCCCCCGCATCCTTTCGCCGAAATCGTATATCGTGATCCTAGACATCTGCGCAATCATGTTTATCGTGGATGACAAGGATGCTATCCTGTTCGCCGAACCGGATACCCCGTGATCCAGCAATATCTGGCTGATCGTGTAGTAATACCGGTCTATATGAGGCTGTACGTCCTCCTCCATGCTTTGCGTTATCTCGGCGAACGCCTCCTTGTTGGCCTTGGCTATCCGGAAGATGTTCGTGTTATAAGCGTTTATCCCCCTCTCGATAGCGTTGGCCGTCCGTTTGGCGTTATGCCTGTAGTGCTCGCTATTCCTTATGGTCTCCATGAGCGATACCGTGTAGTTATACACTTGGTCGTTCAAGAAAAGCACCATGTAGGTTAGCGAGGTGACAAGGCCGTTCGTGTCCTTGTCTATCTCTTCCCAATCGTTGTATTGTCTCATTCTTCCATCCTCCGGATTATATAATCAACAACGTCCTTTACGGTAAGGCATCGTCCGGGATCATCATCAGGGATCGATATGCCAAACTCTTTCTCTAATTCCATAAGTAGCTCTACCTCGTCAAGACTGTCCATCCATAGATCATCCTCTAGCTTTGATTCCATCGTAAGTGGCGTATCTTTGTGAAAAAGTTTACTCTTTATGATCTCAAATACTTTGTTCTTTATAGTTTCTTTTTCCATTGCTGTAATTATTTTTATTACTCTCATCATAGATGAATGCATCTTTCAACTATGATGAATGATTAAACCTTATTTGTTTTAGCGAACACCACGCTCTCATGATCCGGCCTCAGATGGGCCATGCAAGCAGATGAGTACTCGCAGAATCTCGCTCCTTCGTCCCGGAAGACGCATCCCCTGCACGGGATCTTGTTCTGGCCGTTGTAGTACGGCCTGTACTTTTCCACGATAATTTTCATGTCTCCTACCAACACGATCAAACTGGTAGGGGTGTTCTTCAGTCTGTTGATTATTTCCATGATCTGTTTTTTAAAATGGCATGTCCTTGTCACAACTCCCGTAATCGTAGAACTTGGTCATGCCGTCATTATGCTTAAATTTCACTAATCCCGTGGCCCCATCTCTATTCTTGGCCACGATCAACTCTCCGTAATTGCGTTCTACGTTACCGTTCTTGTCCTTGACCTCGATCTTGTAATACTCCGGTCTATGAATGAACATTACGATATCAGCGTCTTGCTCGATAGCCCCGGATTCCCTAAGATCGGATAGGAGGGGTTTCTTGTCCGGTCTGGCCTCGTTCCCCCTGTTCAATTGGGATAAGAGCAAGAAGGGAACCTTTAACTCCTTCGCCGTGATCTTGGCGGTTCTGGACATCTTCGCTACCTCACGTTCACGGCTTCCTTCCCGTTCACCGCTCTCCGCCAATTGGAGATAGTCGGCCATGATTATCCCGCACTTGCCTTGTTTCTTCAGTATTTTACATCGTGACCGGATATAGTCCATCGTCACGCACGGGTTGTCATCGACGTAGATCGGAAGTCTCCAAAGCTCATTCACTGCCGTCTCTACCTTGTTAATCTCCTCGTTTGTCATATACCCGGACTTGAACCGTTCCGGATCTACGTCGCACTCGGATAGGATCAGCCTGTTAGCCAAGCTTATGTCGGACATTTCAAGCGAGAATATAGCCACGGGCGTGTTGGATTTTGCCGCCGATTTGGCCAAGTGAAGCATCACGGCGGTATTGTGGGTGACTATGTAGTCATCCGTTATGTACAAGGCCTTCTCATGCGATACCGATATGCACTGGCATTCAACCCTGCGGTTGGTCGGTGTCACGGACATCACGGTCAAAGGTTTGTTCCTCCGGTCTGGCCTCACTCTGTCGAATTTCCTTGGGAGCGTGAAGCATTCCCTAGGATTGTCCGCTACGATCACGAGCCTGAAACTGTTCCTTTTCCGCTCGCCATAAAGGAATGAGCGTCTTTCTCTCAAGGAACATTTATATCCTAAAGACCAGCAAAGTGTTTGTACGCCTCTCGCCAATTTAGCGCTCGTGGTGTTGTAGCATATAGCCCCATTCTTGTCTATATCCCCGTCTGTATCGAGAAGACCGTTCAACAGCTCAACCCTTTGATCCCTGCATGCGTCAATGTACATATCCGGGATGAACTTCTCGTAGGAATGGACATTCAACAATCCTAGGCTCTTTAGCTCTGACAGGTATTTATCGACCTTCCTGTTCTCCTTGTTGGTCACTAGGAAGCGATCATCCGACACGATAACATCGTAGTCGACCATACCTTGGATCTTATCAGCTATGAACTTGTCCGGCTTGCACCAGCTAACCCCCTTGCTCAAGACTCCATCTCCTAGCAAGACTCCCATGAGATATGGGTGGATCACGAAATCTTTCTTTTCTCCGAATATCCCGGAGAAACGAGGAATGCTTATTCTGCCGGAATATCTTTCCTTGCTTATCAAGTCCATAAGCTCTAGGGTAGATACGACCCTTTCGGCCTTGGCGTTGAACTTGGAAGATATTACGCTCCACAAGTGGCTGCCACAGCATTCGATCTTGCGACCGTCCGAGAACTCGACCATGTATGTCTTGACATGTCCTTGCGGGAATATGCCGGTCACACGTGATTCAGCCCCGTCTACGGAGCAAACTTGGTCGCCTATCGCAAGATCCTTGTTCAGTTTCCATCCAGAAGGTGTCAATACCTTGGCATCCATCCTTAGAGCCTTTCCCATGGAGGGCCTAGCCGCTATTATCACCAAGTTTCCCGGCTGCCATCCGTTCGTGATCTTGTTCAGGTCGTGAAGACCCGTGTCAACACCAGACCGGATGTTTTTCCTCGCCATCTCCACACGCTTGTATAAACCGTCCATGGAGCCTTTAAGGGCCTTGGATATATGCTCGCCATTAGACTTGCCGATAAGTTCCTCCATGAGGCTCTCTGATCCGTTTATGGCCTTGTGCAGTACGTCACCTATATCCTCGTTGGAATAGATAGCGTTCTCAAGTTCATTGGCTATCACCAGCCCTTTCCTTTGTATGGATCGCTCCTTGACTATCATTGCGTGGTCCAGTATATGGGCCGATGACCCAATCTTGGAGGTAAGGGAGGCTATGTAGATCGGCCCTCCTATACTCTCGAGATCTCCGGATGACAGCATCGCTTGGGTGACCGTCATCATGTCTATGGGCTTTCTCTCCTTGTATAGCCCGGATATGGCCTTGAATACCGATTGGTTCCTCTTGTCGTAGAAATCGGCCTCAGATAGTTCCGAGACGATTTTCTCGAAAGCGTCGCTCTCTATGAGGCAAGCCCCTAGTATTATCTGCTCTATCTCCTTGGCTTGGGGAGGTAGTTTCCCGTCAATCTGGGACGATGTAAACCTGTCTCGATCCATTCTGTTGCTTGTCTTCATTCTCGTTTATATTTTCAAACTCACTCTCCCATCTTCGCTGGTTTATCCAAGTTGTCAAGTGCGGATATTCGGGCACCCAATTGCCGGAATTCTTTTTCTCGTTATGCCATTCTATCTCTTTGCTTATGGCTAAAGGCAATAAGTCTATGACCTCGGCATAATCCTTATGCTTTTTGACAAAATTGTTGAATTCAACGTCAAGACCTTTTTTAGTGCCCGGATATGATTTTCGGAAAGCCTCGAATTTTTCTTTTATATATTTTCTTTTTTTATCATTATCAATATCATTATCATATAGGGTTATCTTCGGTAATGTTGGGTTATCTTCGGTTATCTTCGGTAATGTTGGGTTGTCTTCTTTACCCTTTGAGTAATAGGGGTTTGACTTGCCTTTCTTGAAATTTGGATTACCTCCTTTTTTACCGGATTCCCTATTGTTGGATACTCTCTCATCATATTTTTTTTGATTGAAATCGATTTCTCTTTTAATGAAGGAGAATGCCATTTTAGCCTGCGGTCTCAGCTCCGATAGTGTCCCCGATACGGCATACCTAATAACCGCCTCGTACACTTCAAGTCTGATCTCCGAAGGATAATCCACTAACACCTCGTACCAATCAGCATTAAAAAGAAATGTTTTTTTAGATGTGTCCATGTCAATATATTATTCCTCTATTATACAATTCCTCCCTATATTGCTCCAACGCCTGAAGGCATCGTTCCTTGTCCATGTATCCCATTGGCATTATCCCGGCCAACCTTGCGTTGCATCGGTCTATGCCATATTTGAGATCCCTGTTTGACATTTTCTTTATATCCATGTTATCTCTTTTTAAAAGTGTTACAAAATCTCGTGGAGTTAGCTACCCGTCCAGCGTCATGTATGATGCACCAAACGCATAGCCCCTTGTGAGGATGTCCGTTGGCGCAATCGCCACATTTCACCTTTTCTTGCTCGTCTTTCTTCTTCGCCATATCACCAAGTCTTTATTTTTATTGGTAGATCGGCGTACCACCAAGCCAGAATCGTAGCGTCACGTTGGTCTTGGTTCGTTCTCTTAGGCAAGGGACCGACTATGTAGGAGAGTTCCTCATGGGTTATCTTGCCCTCGTCCCCTTTCCAATGCTTGGTCAAAGGCTTTACCTCCTCGCAGGGAATCCCTATGTGCTCGCACATCTGGAGAAGCAATATCCCGGTTTGCTGGTTACGACCTACATACTTGGCTATCCTCTCGCCGGATTTACCCCTAGCCTTATGGAAGTTGCTTTTTTCGTTAAGCCATCCGGCCTCGACAATGACCACTATGTCTATCCCCTTGTATCTCTCTCTTGCCTCCTTTATGAAATCGACCAACACAGGGAAGGGGAGGCTCTTTAGAATTAGCTGTCTCGTTGAAGGAGACAGTACGCATATACCGGATTTATCTATGTCCGGGTCAACGGCTATCACTAAATCATGTTTTTTCTTTCCCACGAATTCCTCCTTTCTTTATCGTTTATTAGTAAGAATACGGCCAATATCAATGCGAGCAGTCCTAGTATTGCGGTGATAAGGTATATGGCCATTGTCAAGTGATCTAAATTCTGTATTGTTTCCATAATTATATGTTTGTTATTCGTGGACGGTGCCGGGATCGAACCGGCCTCTTTACGTCATGCGCACTCCGTAACGTTTCATCCCGGAATACTTACCGCCCGAAATCCCCGCGTATCCTCACGGACGGCGGGGATAATAATTAACTAACCCAAATCTAATACCATGAAAAACACGAAACTTGCGTTATTATATCTCTATTATTACGATATCTGGAGCGATCTTTCTGATGGCATCCAGTTGCTCGTCAATCACTTTATTCTTGTATTCCTCAATGGCTTCATTTGCCCCAGCTGACACAAGGGATAGCGAAACGTCTCTTCCGTCCACATCAGCGTAAATCTCAACCTCGATTTCCTCACACGCAAAACCCTTGAAAAGTGGGATGTTCAACTTGAACGACCCCGGGAGATTGGAATCAACCACCTGCGAATAGTTATCGGTTCTGCTGCCATTCTCTTCCTTGCTTCGCTCTATGTCTTGGTTTACCTTTGCCTTGAAGTTTTTCAAGGCAGACACCAGCGTCATGTTTTCCGATTTGTCCTTGAAGAAGGCACGATGCATCTTGAAGAACTTGGATAACTTGATAGGTTCCCACTTCTTTTCCGCATTGATACCAAACTCAACCATTTCTTTGGACGGCTGTAATACTCCAGTAATACAGTTTCTATAATGATCAGTCTCTTTATCCACTAAAGATATTTCCATATCATCACGGTTTACCGTTATATTTGCCCGCTTTTGATCGATAAGCCCCACTCGTTTTTCGAGCCAACGCAAAGGGCTGTCAATCGTTCCTTCAATATTAACGGGAGTTGGTTCTTTCGGGTCGAGCGCTACGGGGGCTTTTCCTTCTCTCAATACTACTTCGATTGGTGCACCACTATAATCTTTCGGTACAACCACATTTAATTTGTTCTCACTCATGATTCTGTTCCTGTTTTACGATTAATATTAAAAATTGATTTCTGCATTTCTTGGGGTTGCATCCTCCGGAAATAGACAAGTTCGCCGGCACCATTATAATAATTGGCTTCCTTGTTCTCGTGATCAAGGAACTTATAGCACTTGTCCTTGATATCCTCGGATTTACGCTTGATCTGGTCAAGATACTTTGCTTTGGCCGTATTAAGCGGTTTTAGCCGTGATTTGTACGACTCCATCCAGTCCGCTTTCTCCTGTTCCAATTCGGCTATATCAATTGACGTGTCCGCTAGCTTGGTCTTGATCTCATTCAACTCGTCCTCGGTAAAAGGATGATTGTACCAGATCTCCTCGACGGCGTCGCATGAGTCCTCTAGGACTTGCGGCCTGTTTGATAAAGGCTCGTTTTGAGCGATGAATTTTTCCATATACTTTAATAATTAATGTTATATTTTTTTCTGTCATATTGTGGGATATATCCTTTGCAAGGAGTATTCCCGTCAAATAAGGCCGATTCCGGCCTTACAGTTTCCCCATCTTTTTTAGACGGGTCTGTCCAATGCCTCTGCCGTTGATGGCAAAGGCAATGTCTTTTAGAACATGCCTCATTGAGGCAGTATTTAAGATCTCTCATTTCTTTTATAGGTTTCCAGCTTCTTGACCTCCTTTTTAAGGAGTCTGGCCGCATCCATGTATTTGACGCTGCCATAAGAGGCGGTAGTAATAATGTTGGTATGCCTCACGATCTTATCGATAAGGTAATTTGGAGGCCTGTCGCCTTTTCTCATCTCCTGCAGTATTGTTGATACATTTCCTCATAGCCGGGATCTCCGAAATAGGGAAGATAACAACCTAGATCGGTTTGCGCCCAGACTTTCATCTTATCCATGAGTGAGGACAGCTCGGAGGTTGTCATGGAAGATGTCTGGTAATCCACCATCTGTGTCTCTCCGGTGATCTTGTTCATGTCTTCTCTCATTCCTAGTAACGCTCTCTTGACATCCCGTTTGCAATCCTCCAAGGAGGTATAACCGGCATGATCTGCTATCACTTGTATCCATAAGTGGAAGAGAGCGTTTTGGTTCAAGGTTCTTTGCTTCCTTTTCATTGATACCTCGATGAATTCCCCCGATTTAATGATCTTATTGAAATAAGTTATCGCTCTCTCCCTGTCAAATGCGTTTCTCGTGTTGAACACCATACATCAAAAAGGTAAATCGTCTATGGGTTGAGCCATAGGCGGGAAATCAGATTGGGATGGAACGTCGTTGGCGGTCACTTGAGGTCTGGGACCGGCGCTGTCGCTCTTTCCGCATAACATGATATCGTATGCCAATATATCGGTAACATACCGTTTTATGCCGTCTTTCTCGTACTCCCTGTAATTGATCGTCCCTAGGATTGTCACCTTGTCTCCCTTGTGGATGTATTTCTCAGCTATATCGGCCAGTCCACGCCATGTCACGACGTTATGCCATTGCGTCTTCTCCGGCACATCCGTGCCGTCCTGCCTCTTGTAACCTCCGGTGGAGGTAGCCAAGGAGAATGTCGCCGCCTTGACCCCATTATCGAAAGTCCTTATTTCCGGGTCCTTACCTACGTTGCCTATCAATAGGCATTGGTTTATGCTCTTGCTCATGCTCTTTTATGATTTGTAGATTGGTAAATTATCGAATAGCCCCCTGAACTTGGACCATTGGACGAACTCCTTAAGCAATATACGATTGTCTTGCTCCATGGTGTTGTACCAATGACATCCGATAGCCGGGGCGTAAGGCTTAAGCTCCAGTCCACGGACATCATAACCATGTTTGTCCTTGTCGTATCCGACGAACTGGAACAAGTCGAAAAAGAAGTCTCCCACGCCGAATAGCTCCATATAGAATCTCCACTGGCAACTATCCGTGTAATCGGAGTCCTTTATAGGGGAGTATTTCGTCTTTATGTCCCTTATCTCAAGTCCGTTTATGATATCGGCACAACCCGTTATGACTATTTCCCCCATGTCCATGTATTCCCTTATTTCGTGGAAGGCATTGGGGAAGCGGTTCTTGTATTCCAGAGCTGTCTTGCATTGTTTCAAGTCCAGCTTCACGGGGTAGCCGTCTATATCGAACTCCGTCCCCGGGATCTCCGTCTCCGTCCCCGGGATCTTTTTGCATCCGAGGGTATCGCCTTCCACTATCTTATGGAAGGCCGTCCCCACTCTCGTATACTGGTTTCCCGTGAATTGCCCGGTGAGATTGTCTATGACCGATCGCTCGTCATCATATTCGGAATGTTCCGTTATGTAACGCCTGAACTTCTCCAGTTGGGTCACCCTAAGCAACCTTTTCATCCTTGACGAATTTACCCGTTTCCTTGTTAAATACGAATCCTTTCTCTCCTAGGACTTTTATCATCTTCTCCTTGAAAGGTCTCTCGAATACCTTGTTTAGAGATTGTTTTATCTCTATCATACGGTTCGCCTCTTCCTCCGTCTCCACGGCTTCCAGCGCTATATTCGCTCGATCCAACGCTTCCATGGCGATCCTTTGTTCCTCGGTCTTGCTTTGTATGGCCTTTTTAACCTTTGACACTATACCGGCCATGAAGGAGGGAAACTCCGTTGAGTTGCATTCAGGTATCACGGTTGGCGGTATTTGTGCCACGTTCTTCCCTACGGTGGTATCTGTAGGATCGAAACATATGGTTCTCTTTCCGTTTATCATGGTGATAAACCCCACTTGATCCGCTATACGGATCAACAGGTCCTTGGATTGTCCCGTGCAGTCCGGGGAATGCTTTATCAAGTCTCCCTCTTGGGTCTCCTTGTCATGGCATACGAAGATGATATCCGAGCAATCGGATCGTCTCCTGTTGACGAAGTTCTTGAACTCGTCCGCTATGTAACCGAACAATTTAAGCTTGTTCTTGCTCAGCTTGTAATCTTGCTTAACCCCGTATACGGCCAAGAAATCATCCAGCATTGATTTCGCCGTGTCCACTATAATGGTTTTATATCCTTTCATCGAGCCTTCCTCGGAGAGAATATCCTCCCATGTTTGCGCCGTAAGCGTGTCAACTTGATTCGCCGCCCGGTCAAATCCCCGGTCGCAATCGATCAATAATGGGTTCTCGCTCGTGTTGGAAAGAGATGTCTTTCCTGTTCCCGGCGTGCCGTAAATGACCATGATAATAGGTCTAAGCGGCCTAACGTCTGTTTTCTTTAAAATAGGCATAATATTTATTTTTAAAATGTTTCGTCAGCCTCCGGGAGTCGAACCCGGACTAAGACCATCGGCCGCCCTTTCCTCACTACCGTGTCCCTTTCCACCGGGCCAATGATATCGTCATGGCCTACCACTTGTCTAGGATATCGGTTGCCGGTCTGGGTCGGGGTTGCACCTCGTAAGGGCGGATGTTACCAATTATATGAATCACATAGGAACCTAAGCTCCTCCATGCTCTCCTCATATTCCTCGTTGTCCTCCTCCCCGTCGTACTCCGGTTCGCTGTCGGGGTCTTTGATGTAGATGTCTCTCATGCGATCCTCCGATAAGCAATGCCTTGGGGCTATTGTATTTCTTTAAATACCCCTCCATCTAATTTGTAATATGTATCCGCCTTTATCTTCTCCCCGTCAACAAATTCCGTTTTTACGCAAACGGGGATATATCTTTGCTTTTTATCAGAATAAGACCATTCGGATAATGTTATCCATGATCCTTTTGAGGCTTTTGCTACAGAGTTAATACCTGCGCACATGATGACACAGCCTTCGCCAGTGCTGTCAATCTTGGCACCGTAGCCGGACGAACCAATCTTGGCACCGTTGCCGGACGAACCAATCTTGGCACCGTTGCCGGACGAACCAATCTGGGCACCGTTGCCGGACGAACCAATCTTGGCACCGTTGCCGGACGAACCAATCTGG